CAGCCACCAGCCACGATGAATTGGACGCACTCCTATGAAGAAAATTCTAATCATGGGGCTTCCCGGCTCTGGCAAAACGTACTTGGCTGGCGCTTTGAAGCGCTACCTTGAGGAAAACTCAACAGTCAAGCATATGCCAGCCTATCGTATGCAAGACCATATTCCAACAAGCTACAAAGCTAGTGTGCAGTGGTTCAATGCCGATGATGTCCGCAAGAGCTTCAATGATTGGGATTTTTCCAACGAAGGCCGCATTCGCCAGTCACTGCGTATGGCTGAGTTTGCACTCAAGTCAAACAGCGACTATGTGATCTGCGACTTTGTGGCCCCGTTGGTGGAGATGCGTAACAACTTCAAAGCCGACTGGACGATCTGGGTGGACACCATTGAGAAGGGCCGCTACGAGGACACTAACAAGGCGTTTGTTCCTCCAGAGGTCTACGACTTCCGTGTCACCGAGCAGGACTGCGAGAAGTGGGCTGAGTTCATTGGCAACCACATCCTTGACGAGCGCCGCCGTCCTACCTTTGACTGGAAGAAGGAAACGGTGCAGATGCTTGGACGCTGGCAGCCGTGGCATCCGGGTCACCGTGCTTTGTTTGACCGTGCTATCGCCAAGACAGGCCAAGTGGTCATCCAGATCCGTGACTGCCAAGGCTGGAACGGCTCCAATCCCTTTGCCGCCGAGCAGGTTAAAGACCTGATACGCCGCGACCTAGACCCTCTGTATCAGGGCCAGTATGAGATCCAGCTTGTGCCTAACGTGGTGAACATCACCTATGGACGAGATGTGGGCTACAAGATCGAACAAGAAGTGTTTGATGCAGCCACTCATGCTATCTCCGCCACAGAGATCAGGAAAAAGATGGGCGTTTAAATGATTGACCCGATCACCGCTTTCGCTACGGCCCAAGCGGCGGTCAAAGGTGTCCAAGCCGCAATCAAGCTAGGCAAGGACATCCACGCCATCACTGGCGAGGCAATGAAGTTCTTTGAGGCCAAGGATGTGGTGCAGAAAGCCGCATCCCAGCCAAAGGGTACGTTTGCCAAGTCGGACACAGCGCAGGCTTTTGAGATCGTCATGCAGGCCAAGATGCTCAATGACGCAGAGAAAGAGCTGAACAATTGGATGGTGATGTCAGGCCACGCTGACTTGTGGCAGCAGCTTTTGATTGAGCGCAACAACATTATCCAGACCCGCAAGAAGCAAGAAATCTTGGATGAGAAGAACGCTGCAGCTAAGAAGAAAGAGCTGGACGAGTTAATCAACTGGCTGCTTGGCGGCGCAATTGTTATTTTGGTTTTGGGCCTTGTCTTCTGGTGGCTCACTATGTTGTTGGAGAAACACTGATGCTTACGATCCTGTCTACGCTGATTTCATTCCTCATGGGGGGCCTGCCTAAACTACTGGACTTTTTCCAAGACCGCGCCGATAAACGCCATGAGTTGGACTTGGCCCAGATGCAGATCGAGCGGGAGCTGGAGCTACGCAAGGCTGGCTTTGAAGCGCAGGAACGGATTGAGCAGATCCACAGTGCCGACTTAGAATTGCAAACTAACGCCAAGGCCAACGAGAATCTGGTCAATGCCCAAGTCGCCGAGATGCAGGCCATCTACGAGCATGATGAAAGTTTAAACGAGGGAACCAGCCAGTGGATGAAGAATCTCCGTGCAGGTGTCCGCAGCTTTATTACCCTTGGCTTCTTTGCTCTGCTGTGCTTTGTGGATATCGGCCTGTTCATCTACGGCTACAACAATGGCGTTCAGTTCCCGGTCTTGGCTGAGAAGCTGTGGGATTCCAATACCCAAGCGCTGTTTGCTTCCATCATTGCATTCCATTTCGGGGGCCGGGCCTTTGGAAAATGATTTGGACTCTGGTACTTATATCGGGGATTAATATGCAGTACGTCACAGTTGTTGGGTACTTTGAGTACGAGGCCGCTTGTCAAAAGGCGGCTCAGGAATGGCGTGATTTGGGATACAAGGTTGGTTGTGTTCAAACGGTGAGACGCAAATGAAAGTATCAGCCAAAGCATTGGGGGTCATCAAGCACCACGAGGGAATTCGCCAACGCGCATACCGGTGCCCCGCCAAGCTATGGACGATCGGCGTTGGCCATGTGCTGTACCCCGAGCAGGGCAAGCTAAAGCTGGAAGAACGTGATGGCTTTGCCCTACGTCCAGAGGATGATAGGGTTTTCCCTATGGAGGAAGTTGATGCAATACTTGCAACAGATTTGGCTCGATTTGAGCGCGGGGTCGAGCAGTTCTGTCCTGTCCCTCTTACACAGGGCATGTTTGATGGGCTTGTCAGTTTCTCTTTTAATGTGGGCCTTGGGACACTCCAGCGTTCTACGCTTCGCCAGAAACTGTTACGCGGGGATAAGGCGGGCGCTGCGGACGAGTTCTTGAAGTATTGCATGGCTGGGGGTAAAATCCTTAAAGGGTTGCAGAACCGCCGCATTGACGAGCGTGCCCTTTTCCTGTCTTAGGATGTGCGATGCCTCTACAAAAGCTGATTTTTAAACCCGGGGTAAACCGTGAAAATACCCGCTACTTGAATGAAAGTGGCTGGTACGAAAGCGACAAGATCCGGTTTCGCCAAGGAACCCCCGAAAAAATCGGCGGGTGGATTCAGTACTCTACGTCTACGTTCCTTGGGGTCTGCCGCAACCTGTGGAACTGGATCACAACGGCCAACATCAACTATGTTTCCTTGGGCACAAACCTTAAGTTTTACATTACGTACGGCAACACGTACTTTGACATCACCCCCGTTCGTTCGACCGTAACCCTTGGTGCAAACCCTTTTGCAACCAACACCGCCACCAACTCGGGCGGCAAAACCACGATTACGGTAACGCATACAGCACACGGCGCTATTGTCAATGACTTTGTACGTTTCTCTGGGGCCACTGCGGTTGCTAGCGTCACGGTCAGCGGGTCTTACCAAATTCTTACAGCACCAAACGCCAACACATACACCATCCAAGCTACCGGCACAGCAACAAGTTCTACGACCGGCGGGGGCAGCTCGGTGGTCGCAACCTACCAAATTAATACTGGCTCGGCCATTCAAGTCCCGTTTTATGGCTGGGGCGCTGGCCCTTGGGGGTCTGGCACTTGGGGTAACGGAGCTACCGTTAAAACCGACTTACGTCTGTGGGATGCGTATAACTTTGGCGAAAACCTGTTGTACGGGCCAAAAGGTGGCGGTCTTTATTATTGGCAGGTAAGTAACACCACAGCCAATCCGGGCGTTCTTTTGAGCAGTTTGGGCGGCACCGTCACCATTACTATTGCATCTCCGGCAGTTGTCACTTACACCGTAGCCCTCACCGAAGGCACTGCCATCCAGTTTGCTACTACTGGGGCGCTGCCCACCGGCATTACGCCGGGCGTAACGTATTACGTTAATAACCTAGACGGCTTGACTTCCCAGCTGCTGGACGTTAACGGCAACACGGTAAACACTTCCGGCTCGCAGTCTGGTGTGCAGTCCATATCTAATCTGGTGGACGTGCCGGTTATTCAAAACAACATCTTGGTTTCGGATGCGTCGCGGTTTGTGTTTGTCTTTGGCACCAATAACTACGGCAGCACCACAATAGATCCTATGCTGATCCGCTGGTCAGATCAGGAAAACCCCTACGCTTGGACTCCCGACGCCACCAATCAGGCAGGCAGTATCCGTCTTTCCCACGGTTCACAGATCGTTAGCGTCATCCAGACCCGCCAAGAGGTGTTTGTGATTACCGACCAAGCGGTATACGGCTTGCAGTATATCGGCACGCCTTACGTCTGGCAGACCCAAATCTTGGGTGACAACATCTCCATTATGGGCCCCAACGCTGTGGCGCTGGCCTCTGGCGTTATCTTCTGGATGGGCATCGACAAGTTCTACCGCTACGACGGCCGGGTGCAAACGCAGAACTGCGACCTGCGTAAATACATCTTTAACGACATCAATATGTACCAAAACCAGCAGGTGTTTGCCAGCACGGTTGAGGCGTTTAATGAGGTCTGGTGGTTCTACTGCTCAGCCAACAGCACGACGATTGACAAGTACGTGGTGTACAACTACCTCGAAAACACATGGTACTACGGCACGATGGCGCGCACGGCTTGGATTGATTCCGGTCTTCAGCCTAGCCCGTTGGCCACAACCTACAACGGCTACACCGTCCAGCACGAACAGGGTAACGACGATAACGAGACCGGAACCCCAGCGCCTATTGTGGCGTATGTATCCTCCTCGGAGTTTGACATCGGGGACGGCGACCATTATTCGTTTATCTGGCGTGTGCTGCCGGACTTGACATTTAGCGGAACCACCAGTGGGTACACCGGCCAGACCACGATGACGCTGTACCCCATGCAAAACTCAGGATCGGGCGCAAGCACCCCGGGCGTGATGGGCGTTACCCAAGGCACGGACTACAACATTACCGAAGAGTTCACGGGAATTGTATACACACGGGTTCGCGGACGACAATTGATCTTTAAGATTGGCAGTAGCAATCTTGGCACGGCTTGGCAGTTGGGTGCCCCGAGGATAGATATTCGCCCGGATGGACGCAGGTAGTATGTCATACATTGTTAGCACCAAAAACACACTTACCAAGTTTGCCGCGCCTAACTTGCCGTTGGCTACGCCGGAGTATGACCGGCAATATATAGACCAGCTCAATAACATTTTTCGGCTGTATTTCAATCAAATAACCAATTTGGCGCAGCAATTAACGACACAAGAAGTCATACCGCCATTAAAAAATTACACAGTGGCTGCACTACCTAGCGCAGCAACTTCCGGCGTAGGCGCTAGGGCTTTTGTGATTGATGCGCTGGCCCCTACTTTTGGCGCTACGGTCGTAACCGGCGGCGCTGTTGCTGTCCCCGTATATTCAGACGGAACTAACTGGAAAGTCGGTTGACATGATAATATCGGATAACCCCCCTTTTAAGAGGCAAATATGAGCCTGCAAGTACTCGCAAACCACATGGCCGCGCAGGGTCGCGGGCCTGACTCTACGCTCGTCCACATGTCACCCAAAGAGGTGCAGAGTCTTCAAAAGCTGGCTCAGGCACATGGCGGTACACTGACTATCAACCCCGAAACGGGACTACCCGAAGCTGGGTTTTTGGACAACCTGCTGCCCACATTGGCTGGCGCGGCTCTTGCTTTTGTGGCTCCCGAGGCTATGCTGGCTGTTGGCAGCACTTTTGGTGGCGGCGCAGCGCTGGGCGCTGGTTTGACTGTTGGCGGTATTGATGCGTTGGCTACGGGAAGTTTGTCGCATGGGCTGATGTCTGGCCTTGGTGCTTGGGGCGGCGCTGGTATTGAAGGCGGTTTGGCTAATGCCGGAACAAGCGCGATGGCGCAAGCTGCTGAAAATCAAACAGCACAAGAAACCGCCCGCCTTGCCGCCAAAGAGGCAATGAACCCCGCGAACATTTTGGCCAACCGAGGCGCTACGGACATTGCCTCACAAATGGCCGGGGCTCAAAACCCCATGACTGCCGGTTTGGAGCAAGCAGCATCAAACCCCTTGGGAGTGGCAAAGTCAATTGGCTGGAAGCCTATGGCCGCAGCAGCGCTGCCGGTACTGGCCAATATCAATACAACGACCCAACTGCCGACCAGCACCAATACGCCCCAGTACATCCGCCCGTTTGCGTATGACCCACGCACCCAAGGCTTGCAGTCGTTGGGAATTAGAGACGCTTCTACAGTGCACTTGGCTGGCGGCGGTTCTACCAAGACTCCGGTCTGGGGGCCAGATGGAAAAAAGTATCCTGACGCGTCTGCTGCATTAGACGCAGGAGTAACAAACTACACGACAACAGATCCCGGTACGGCTGCTACCCCCGTAGCTCCAGCTGCAACTTCTATAACTGGCCAAAAATCTTTGTCCGGCGCGGATATGGGGTACGGAACCGATCTCAGCCCGCAACTAGCCGAGCGCCCAGTTCTTGGAATTAACCGCCCACCGATAGGCAACTTCCCAACACAAGGTGTTGGTGATAACACCAAGCAGCCGTTCTCGCTTAACACGCTGCGTTATTTCCAAAATAACCCTGACGCACATGCTGCGTACATGGCAAACTCGCGCGGTCTAAGCCCTAATCAGTACGCGGCTTTTCACTACAACACGATTGGCGCTGCTCAAGGCCGCGCTTCTCCAGCAGCGTTGGGCCCCGGATATAGTATGACCGGCGATTCTGCCGAGGCGTATAACTACTTAATGGGTTACGGCCCCTCTGGCGGCCAAGTACCTACCCCCGTGCCCCGACCGCCCGTAGCCCCGACACCGGTTACCCCCACGCCTACAGGCCCAGTAACCCCAACACCCACAGGCCCAGTAACCCCCGTATATGTACCCACGCCTGTAAGCCCGACTCCGGTAAGCCCGACTCCGGTAAGCCCAACTCCGGTAAGCCCGACGCCAGTAGCTCCTACGCCTGTGGCTCCTACGCCTGTCTCGCCGACTCCGGTAAGCCCAACGCCTGTCTCGCCAACGCCTGTCTCGCCAACGCCTGTCTCGCCAACGCCTGTAAGCCCAACGCCTGTAAGCCCAACGCCTGTAAGCCCAACGCCAGTAAGCCCAACGCCTGTAAGCCCAACGCCTGTAAGCCCAACGCCTGTAAGCCCAACGCCTGTAAGCCCAACGCCTGTCTCGCCAACGCCTGTCAGCCCAACACCAGTAAGCCCAACACCAGTAAGCCCAACACCAGTAAGCCCAACGCCCGTGGCTCCGACCCCAACGCCGGGGCCGGATTTACCTGTGCCTGTATATGTGCCGAGCCCACCAGTACCATCGCCTGTAAGCCCAACACCAGTACCCGATATTCCGGTGCCCGGAATCCCCACGCCGACCAACATCGACGATATAACCAAGTACTTGACTGAGGGCAACACGGTAACAACAACCCCAACGCCTACGCCAAATACCACGGTTACGACCAATCCAGCGGTAACGTATACCGATGCGCAGATCCAAAATGCTATTGACGCATCAAGAGCGCAGGGGTTTACTGATGACCAAATTCGACAAGGTGCGGCGCGATACGGCGTTAATGACCTGACTAAGTACTTGACAGAAGTACCGGTAACACCTGTATCCCCAACTCCGGTAAGCCCGACTCCGGTATCCCCGACTCCAGTAAGCCCAACCCCCGTTGCGCCCACACCGGTAACAGAAAGCAATACGGTACTATCCCAAACTGATTTGGATGCCATAGCTGCGCACGATGCGTTTGTTCAAGGCAATGCAAATACTGGAAGCGGTAGTAACTTAAACAATATCTTAAATAACCTCCCCGTAGTCCCGGTTCCGCAGTCGTACACAGTGCAAGTCGGCCCATTAACTGGCACAGTGCCAGCAGGCTACAACGCCAACAGCATATATGATCCCAACAACCCTTATGCCGCTGAAAATGCAAATACACAGGCGTTGTTAAAAGCAGGGGTTCCGGGATTAGCGGAATCACTAGGGGCTCGTAACGTCACAACACAACTGACCCCTGACCAAATAGCGGACATTGCAAACGCTAGACAACAAGCAGCCATAACGAATACGCAAAACGCAGCAGTTAGTGCGCAGTCTCCAACGGGGCTGTCAGGCCTAGCCACAATGCCTGTCGGCGGAACACTAACAGACCAACCTGCGTTTGACCAACCAGACTTTGCGGGTGGTATTGCGGGTGGCACTGGAAACAAAGCCAATGAAATACAAGAAATCCCAGAAGCCAAAGGCGGTTTGCTCTCGTTGGCTATGGGCGGCATGGCCCAAGGCGGAATGTATAACCTAGGTTCATACTCTGATGGTGGCCGGTTATTGCGTGGCCCCGGCGATGGCGTATCTGATAGCATCCCTGCTACCATTGGGCAACACCAGCCAGCACGCTTGGCTGACGGAGAGTTCGTGATCCCCGCCCGTATAGTGTCTGAATTGGGCAACGGCTCAACCGAAGCTGGGGCACGTAAACTGTACGCCATGATGGATCGTGTTCAACAGGCCCGTGGCAAAACCACAGGCAAAAATAGCGTAGCCGTGAACAGCCGCGCAGATAAACACCTGCCGATATGAAACTAGAGGTCGTCGATTTGGCTTGGGTACACCGTGTCTGGGACGCGGCAGAGCCCCACGTTGCTTCGGCGCTGGAGTATTCCAAGGGCGATTACACTGTTGATCAAGTTAAAGCCTATGTAGCCCAAGGGCAGTGGGCGTTGCTAGTTGTGACAGAAGATGAGAAAATTCACGGCGCGGTTACCGTGGAGTTTTTTAATAGGGCAAACGACCGTGTAGCTTTTATTACGGCAATTGGGGGCAAACTGATTTCAAACCCCGACACCTTTGCCCAGTTAAAGGCATACGCAGTAAGTATGGGCGCTACCGTTATGGAAGGCGCGACTCGTGAGTCAGTTACGCGTTTGTGGAAACGCTACGGGTTTGAACCCAAATACCAAATTATTGAGGTGAAATTATGAGCGGTGGCGGCAGCAGCGGCGGTGGCGGAGCAACAATCCCCACATCAACATCCAGCAGTCAAACTACGATCCCCGACTATGCCGCGCCGTATGTGCAGCAAATGTTGGGCGCTGGAGCTAGCACGGTATTCCAATACGGAAAAGATGCCAGCGGTAATGCTACGGACGCCACGGGAATGCCAAACATTACCGGGTTCCAAGGCTACCAACAATACCCCGGCCAGCAAGTTGCCCAATTTACTCCATTGCAGCAGCAAGCGTTCCAAGGCGCTGAGCAAATGCAAGCTGCCCCTCAGTTAGGCAACGCTACTGGGGCCGCAAACCAAGCCACATACAACGCACTGACCGCACAGTACAACTACGACCCCTATCGTACACAAAGCGCTATTGGCCCAGTCGGTAGGCAGCGTGGGTTTTTTGATGGTATGGGCGGTGGCCAAGGAATGATGGGCGGCTTGGGTGGTTTGCCCGGAGCGCAGGCAATACGTCCTGACCTCATGCCGCAAAATAATGTGTCGGCATACATGAGTCCTTACATGCAAAGTGTAGTGGACGTTCAGTCACAGGCTGCGCGGCGTAATGCAGGTATGGCCGGTGCCCAACAGCAGGCGCAGGCTACCCAAGCCGGAGCTTTTGGTGGAGGCCGGGACGCAGTGATGCGCGCCCAAGGCAATGCTGGCTTGCAACAAAATCTAGCAGGCATCCAAGCCACAGGATCGCAGGCAGCGTACAACCAAGCGTTGCAACAGTTCAACACCGAGCAGCAAGCACGTCAGGCGGCAGCTCAACTCAATGCACAACAGCAACAGTTTGGCGCGGGTCTTGGATTGCAAGGTGCCCAAACGGCACTAACTGGCGCTAACACGCTGGGTAGCTTGGGGCAAAATCAGTACGCCCAAAACATGGGTATTAACCAATTGCAGAATGCGCTGGGCACCCAGCAGCAACAAAATGTTCAGAATGTACTGAACTCGCAAATAACTGATTTCCGTAACGCGGCCAACTACCCGCAACAGCAGCTTGGGTTTATGTCCAGCCTGCTTCGCGGTTTGCCTATCGCTCAGGAATCAAAACAAACGTACAACGCTCCCCCCAGCGCTTTGTCGCAGCTTGGTGGTTTGGGTATGACTGCCGCGTCTATGGGCTACAAACCGTTTGCCAAGGGCGGGCACGTCAAAGAAAGCGACGGTCTGGCCGGGCTAGCCATCGCACGTATGGGGAAATAATATGCCGATCCCAAATGTAAACCAAATCACGACAACGCTGCGCGGCATGCCTGACCAGCAGTTGCAGCAGTATGCTGCAATACACAAAAACGACCCGTACATTCTGTCGTTGGCAATCCAAGAGAGCAACGGCCGCCAGCAACTGCGCACAGCAGCAATGGCAAAAATGGCAGGGCAGCAGCCCCCAACTGTGGCTGAGCAAGATATTGCCAAAATGGCGCAGCCGGTTATGCCCCCGCAGATGCCGCAAGGCATGCCCCAACAGATGCCGCAAGGCGGAGCAGCGCCCGGCCCGCAGGCTGCCCCAATTCCCCAAGCGCCTCAAGACCAAGGACTGCCCTCGCTCCCCGCACAGAATCTGCAAAGTATGGCCGAAGGCGGTATTGCTGGCTATGCTGGAGGTGGCGCTGGGCGTGGCGAGGGCGATGCTATTGACGCGTACCGCCAGTATGCGATTGCCAAAGCGCGCCAGATGGGCCTGAGCCCCTACTTGGCCGACAGCATTTTCCGTATCGAGTCTGGCTACAACCCCAACGCTAGATCCAAGACCGGCCCCGTGGGCATCGGCCAACTGACAAAAGCGACAGGACAAGCCTACGGCGTTGACCCCGACGAGCGTACCGACCCATACAAAAACATTGACGCTTCAATTGCGTACATGTCCGACTTGCAGAAAAAATACGGCGGCGATAGCGCCAAGATGGCGGTGGCTTACAACCAAGGCGAGGGTGTCCTCAACAAACACTTGCGCGATAACAACGGGCAGATTAACCCCAGCACACTACCAAACGAAGCCCAAGGTTATTTGAAAAAGTTCAGCAAGCTGTTGACCGCCGTCATGCCCGGCTCAAACGCCCAAGCAGCCGAACTCCCCTCCGCTGCGCCTGCGCAACCTGCGGCAGCCCCCGCTGAAACTCCCCCAACAAGCGCGGTGGGTAAAGCATTTGGTAATGCGGCCAGCACAGTCGGCACCGCCTTCAGCAACGCGGGTAAAGGTATCGCTGATCTTCTAAATCCAACAACGGCAGGTTATGCCGGTGAAGCGGGGATTTCTCCTGAGTTGGCCCAAGCAGTTACGCAGCAGCGTGCTGATGCCAGCCAAGCCGCACAAGTTGGCGGCTACGATACTAGCGCTGGCGCGGATTGGGAAAACATAAACCCCTCCGCAGGATTCGCCTCATACAAACCAAAACCCGCAGAGGACGCGTTGGGGGCATTTGATACCAGCGCCAGTGCAGACTATGAGAATGAAAACCCAGAAGCAGGCTCCGCGTCTGGCATTGCCGCTTTAACTGCCCCGGAAACCAAGAAAGAAGAAGGCGGTTTCCACATGAGCAACGAGGATATGTTTAATATGGGCATGGCGTTGCTGGCCGGTAAGTCGCAATATGCGCTGCAAAACTTGGGCGAAGCCGGTATCTCAATGGCTCAACTGCGCAACCAACGCCAGAAACAAGCGGCAGAAATTTCCCACCTTAATGCTACGGCACGCCAAGCAAACGCGATGGCCGACATTGCGCCTGAACGCGCGGCGTTGTTTGATGCCCGCGCCGCTGAACTTGCAAACCGCGTACCTGCGGCGCAAAAACAACAGTTCAATGTGCTGCAAGCACAGGCCAAAGGCGAGCAAGCTGCCGCCGCGTTGTTGGCAAAAACAAACCCGCTTGACCCACAAGTTGCTATTCATCAAGCCAACGCAGCGCGATTGCTGCAACAGATGACAAGCATGGCTGGCACAAGTACAATGGCGGCTGCTGCACCCACCGGAACTGTTCCGCTACCTGCGGGGGTAACCGTAAATAAAATTGGGTCGTAACCAACTACTGCGAGGTGGGTAATGCCCCAATACGAAATAAATGTCCCCGGATCAGGAACTTATCGTGTTGACTCGCCCGTAGAACTTACAGACGAACAGGCCTACGCGGCTGTTCAAAGTCAAATAGCTAGCGCCGGAGCGCAGCCCAAACCCACTACCGGCATTTTGTCCGCGTTGGGTTCTGGGTTCAGGGGCGGTATTGGGCAGTTTGCCGAGGACACTGGGACAGAGTTGGGCCTAGAGGGGTTGACCAAGTTTGGCCAGCGCCAGCAGCAAAAGGCTCAGCAAGGCTACCGCCCAACAACCGAAGCAGACATTGAAGCCGCAAGCCAGCGCGGTCTTTTCCCAGAACTTGGTGCGTACGCATCCAAAGCAATCGAGCCGCTTGCACAAGACATTGGTGCTATGGGCGGGCGGTTTGTTACGCCAATGGCCGCTGCTGCGGCTGTTCCTTTTATTGCCCCCGAAGCTGGGGCCGTAGCCGCTGGCGCGGCTTTTGTTGGTGCAGATGTTTCCGCAGATATAGGCGAGCTGGCCAAACGCCGCAAAGCCGCAGGACAACCCCCAGACCACATGGCTGATATCGCCGGTGGTATCACCAATGCAGTCATCAACGCATTCTCGGGTGTGGCTATGGCCGGGCCAATTAAAGGCTTGCTGGGTAAAACAGCCGCCGAGCAGGCCGCAGCCCTTGCGCCAAAAGTAGCCGCCGGAGAACTGACTGCCGAAGCCGCCGCTAAACAAGTGTCGGGTACGCTGACAAATATCGCCCACAGCACGGCAGAAAATGCACTCATCGGCACAGGCATGATGGTGGGCAACGAGGCTGTGTCTCGGGCAGCGCTGGGGCAGGACTTGACCTCCCCCGAGGCCATGCAGCAATACCTCGAGTCCACAAAAGGGGCATTGGGCTTGGCCCCCATATTCGGGCTGGCGCACGGCATTGGTGCACGACGCGGCGCAGTAGGCGAGTTAAACACCGCCGAAGGAATCCGCAACGCTGACGTGCGAGCCCAAGCAGAAGCCGATCAAGCCAAGACCGAAGCGCAGGCTGCGGCAGCAGAACAGCAACGCACACAAAGCCCCGAGTACGCCCAGCAGGCGCAGGCTACTTATCAGGCTGAACAGCAGAAATACGACGATCTTAAGTCGCAGCTCATACCCAAACCGCAGACCGAAATTGACAAGCAGCGCAACGCTGCCGTGGTGGCCCAGCTCAAAGAGCAATACAAGACACTCAAAACCGCAGCCGCTGAAGCGCTGCGCAGCGAGCAGTTCCTGCCCAAAACCCCCGAGGCCCCGGCAGCAGAAGCACCAGCCGCGCCAACCGTACCGGAAGCGCCCAAACCCGACTTGTACAAGTCGATGGAGCAGCATGACCTGCTCACCAAGCAGCTCGATACGCTTAAAGCCCAAGCGGCTGACGCAGCGCAGAAGCAGGATACTGGCGCGGTGCGCGACCTTAGCGCGCAGATCAAAGACCTTCAAGGGAGGATGGAACAGTCATCCCAGCAAATTGAAAGTCTTGGCGGCACGACCCAAACCCCCGAGGGGCTGGAGACCCAGCACCAAGCCAACCTGTCGGCGCTCGACAGCAAGATCGACTCTACCAAGAAGAAGATGCTTGACGCCACACAAGGCGAAGACTTTGACCAACGGTCGCAGCAGATACAGGACTACACACAACGCGTAAATGCGCTCCGAGGCAAAGTTACGTCCAAGGGCGAAACCATCGGTATGTTTACCGAGAAAGAAGCGCCTGCACCAAAAGAGGCCGAAGTCGCCAAAGAAGAAACGCCAGCCGAAGTGCCAGCACCAGCCAAAGAAGAAAAAGGCCCGGTGCAGCAAGAACTGTTTGGCGAGTACAACATCCTGAACACTGCGCTGCAAAACAAAGACGAGCCCACCATCAAGCGGATGACGCAAGCCTACGAGCAGAAGAAACTGCAAGAGCGCAACAAAACGCGTGACCAAGAGAAAGCTGACAATGACAAGCTCATTAAATCTTTGGACGATCGGCTTAATCTTGAGGGCACCAAAGTTAAGCGCACCGAAATGGCGGGGGATGATTACAACCGCCTGCTTGAAAAAATTCAAACCGAAAGAGACAAGATTGAGAAACCGCAAGGTAATGCCCGCATTTCGGTACTTGACCGGCTTTACGAACTGGCTGACGAACACGGCAAGCTGCAAGAAAAAATTGACAGCCCCACTACCAGCGCCAAAGATAAGGCCTACGCGCAGCGCCGCATGGGCACACTGGCCAAAGAATACGCTCGTCTTGTCGAGACTCGGGTTGAGCCTGCCAAACAAAAGGTAATTGACCTGCACAAGCGGTTTCGCAC